AGTGGGACTAGTGACCAAGAAGTTTTACATGACTATGAAGATGTAACAGTAAACAATATTGAAAAAGCTAAAGAACCTCATAGATTCGGGTCAACATATTATCTTCAATTCAGAAGATCAACTTTAGATAGTGTGAATGTTGCTCTGTTAACAAACAAATTTTATCCAAGAGATGCGTATCTGATTGAAGGTGATTTTGGTTGGCAGTTTGTACCAAATAATATTGAGCAAGCAGCCGATTTATTACTAGAAGATATGATGAATGATGATTCTGAATTTAGAAGGCATGGTATCCATAGAGTGGATATGGACACTATTGAGTATTTCACTAACACTAATTTCTTTGAAACAACAGGTAATATTGATGCCGATATTTTACTCATGGATTATACATTATTTATCATGGACTACATTGTCTGATGTCTAATGGAGTTTATTTAAAACTTTCGCATGAAATTGATGTCTATGTTAAGACATCAACTACAAATGCAGCAGGGCAAAGAGCTGTGACTTATTCAAAGTCAGGAACAATCAAAGCAAGGTACCAAGCTATTTCTTCGGATAGAAGAACATTCCCTTATGTTGATAACATTGATGAAATTGAATTCTATATTTCCTACAAGGATTTACAATACGCATCTTATAGTAACCGCATCCAGAATGTGGTTGACCGCTACGGCAATGTGATTGAAGCTGGTCCTGTTGAGATTATTAATATCCATAAACAAACTGGGTTGAATGGTAAAGTAAGGCAAGTCCTTCTAACTTGCAGGAAGGTGGTTGAGAATGCTTAGTATTCAAATAAGTAAATCAGCTTCATTGCAATTAGAAACGGCTGCTCTTTATTATTCTATATTTCCGATCAGAGTGCAGGCTGCACAAAGAGAAGCACTTGAATCATCAAAAGGGAAACTCAAAGATGCATTTAAGTCTGTTGGTGCGGCTGCTAAATATTTAGAATACGATTTAATTCCGTATGGTGTAACTGGTATGAGATTAAAGATCAGACCACCTGAGAAAGCAGAGACTGGTGAGTATGGGCGTAATACGCAAATTGGTGCATCTATTTTGTTAACAGGTAGAAAAGGTAAAGCAAAAATTCAGGCTAGGAATGGTGGTGTTATGGCAACAAGACCAGGTTGGTCGGGTGGAAGTCGTATGTTCTTTTATGAAGCTAGACTTGTTGCTATTAAATCTAAGAAAGAACAGCTCAGGCAAATTGCAAAAGCTGTCATCTTAAAACAGATTTCTGCTGCTCTTACAAAGCAAGGCTTCGGCGTAAGAGGCGGAGTAAGAGGAGCTTAGTTATGCCAATTAGTGTCTATGATATAAACACATTTTTAAAAGCCGATGCAACGCTAACAAGCATTGCTGGGAAAGTAATGAACTTCTTTCCAGTCCTCGGTTACGGAACGGAAACACCTCCATTTGTAATCTATTATTATAACCCTGCAATCCCATCAGTGGAGTCATATTGGAATCGTTATGACGCAATTCGTTATTCTATATACGATAGCAATGTGGATAGATTGTTCCAAATTTCGGAAAGAATTATTTATTTACTTGGTCGGGGCGATCAGATACAAGGAACTGTCCCAAGCGCAAATGTGAGAGTTGTTTCATCACAATTAGTAGGTTCAGGGCTTTCAGAGCCTCTTGAAAAAGAAGGCTGGTATCAAATGGATCTTGATTTTTCCGTATTCTCGGTTAGTCTGTAGCTAATTTGTGGTATCATAAAAGGATATGAAGTATACTGTAATTACATACATCGGCAAAACCCCAGGGTATGCCGTAAAATTAGGAAAAGATCTTTATGATTTTGAGTGGCAAAAAGGCGTAGGAATAGGTCGCCGCTCTAATGAAATAAAATTAGATAACGCTATTAAGATTTCTAAATGGCGAGATCGCAAGGGTAAAAAAATTTTTATCCTTGAGTAATAGGAGGAAAATAAAATGGCAGTAACAACTTCCAATATCGTAGTTGGTGAGGCAACAGTTAAAACTGGTCTTTCTAACATCACGATGACAAACGCAGATTTTGATAGCTTGACAGATGTAGGCGCAACCCAAGGTGGTCTTGAGATTTCGTGGGAACCAGATATGGTTGACATTGAAATTGACCAGTACGGCGATGCTGCACGAGTCATTCAGTCAAAGGTTAAAGTTATGGTTAAGACAACTCTTGCTGAGGGTACATTAAAGAACCTCGCAATGGCTTGGAACTACGATAATACAATTGGTGGAGATGCTCTTAAGGCAAACACCACAGCAGCTAACACAACAACATTCCATTTCGGTGCACAAAGCGTGAACCCTTTTGAGTATGCGTTGCAAGTAACTGGTCAAGCACCTGGCTCAACAGCCTCAGTGACGAAGACTCGTAAGTTCAACACAAAGAGAGCAATCTCAATGACAACTTCAATGATTGCAATGAAAAGAGCAGAAGCTACCGTATTTGAAACTTCATTCCGTATTTTGCCAGTAACTGGTGATTCGGGTTATGAGTACGGCAAAATCATTGACCAAATCTAATTTAAACCAATAAATTATTTGTACTAGGGAAACTCCCAAGGATCGGTATGATATACTGAAACTTGGGAGTTTTCTATATCCCCAATATGAAACAAGGAGCAATACAAATGGCAACAAACACTGATTTGTTTAAAGGCACTGAGATTACTTTTTCTGATGGTAAGACAAGAGTTGTGAAGGCTTTGACAATCAAGCACCTTAGAGAGTTTATGAAGGTTGCGAATGAAATGAAATCTGATAGCGAGACTGGAATGACTGACGAAGACATTGATAAGATGGTTAGTGCAGCTTCTATTGCTTTGCGTAAGTCAGACCCAGAATTGGCTGCAGACAGGGATGCACTTGAAGATATTCTTGACTTGCGTACATTCGGTGAAGTCATGGCTGCTGCAATGGGGAACGACCCAAACCCAAACGAGTAAGTGGGGATGAGGATGAAGATCCTCTAACTTGGAATGAGATCCCCCTTCTGAAGTATGAGTCGGAAGTCTTTGTGCAGGTTGGCGCATGGGCTAATTTAGAGCAGTTAGAAGAATCTCTAATTCTGCACGAACTGTTTTTATTGTATCGTGCTTGTTCAAATGAGTTTAGCAAAAACATGAAAGCTCTGGCTGCCTCTCAGGGTGCTGATGTTGACTTTGAAGAAGATTGGTACACACCAGAAGATCGGGCTCCGATTGATGCTATGCGTAGTTGGGACATTATGAATGCCGCTATTGGTCTGGGTTATTCAGAAGAATCATGATTGCTTATTTCTCAATAAAATGGGATAATTTACATTGGTACAAATATGTCTGATGTAGATCTTATAATCAATGTCCATACTAATGGGGTTAAGGATGTAGCTAATCTTAGCGCATCTGTTAAAGCGCTAACCGCCAATTTAAGAGAAATCACGATTCCAATGAGCAAATTGGATGTGCAAAGTCGGGCTGTAAATAAAGCTTTAGGTATTACAAATCGTGGTATGAAAGATCATGCCAAGACTGTTAAGGAATTAAAAGATAACCAAAGAGTTCTTGGCGAAGAATCTAAAAGACTTAAAGCTGATATTATTGCTTATACAGGGGCAATCAGAACAGCTGGTGGTCCAACTACTGCTTTAGGTAGAGAACTAGCATCAACCAAAACGCAGTTGCAAGTCATGAGCGCTTCCATGCGTGGTGCGAGGGTTAGAGCGTTTGGTTCAGATGTTGCTAGCGTTTCGTTGAAGATGCAAAAAATGGGTAAGGATGCCCAATTTGTTGGTAGAAGCTTAATGATTAACTTGACAGCTCCTATCATGCTGTTCGGTAGGTTGGGTTTCCAGTCGTTGTTGGCAGTAGATAAAGAAGCTACTAGGTTATCAAAAGTATTTGACAGCGTTGCAATGAGTGCTGAGCAAGCCGCTGTGAAAGTTGGTGTGATGGAAGGGAAAATGCCAACTGCGACACAGGCAGCAATGATGAAACAGATGGTATCTGCGTTCAAGGCGTTAGACTCGCAGCTGACGGGTGTTAGCTCCAGATTTGGTGTTTCAAAAGATATTGTTGTTGGTCTAGCATCAGATTTTGCAGAGCTTGGAATTGTTCAACAAGAGAATATTGTATTGCTTACAACATTAACAACAAGTATTGAAAAACTTGGTGGAATGGACATTGGTGCAGCAAAAGATTTATCACAAGCTCTTTTCTTTAATGCGAAGAGGGCTTATGAGGCAAACGGTGCATTCAGATTAGTTACAGATGCTCGTGAACGAGAGACAATGGCGATTAAAGCAGCACAAACTCAGCTTGCTATATTTAACGCTATTGAAAACGTCACTGCACTGACTCTCCAAGACCTCGCTGATTCTCTTCCAGAAGTTGGGTCAATGGCAACAGCTTTTGGTCTTTCCATGACAGAAGCTGCAGCGATGCTTGCTCCTATGAAGGCTGCAGGCTTGGATGTTGGAGCTTCAGCAACTTCAATTAAAACATCATTACAGAGATTAATTCTTCCAACTATAAAGAATACAAAATTCATGGCTGAGTTAGCAGCGCAGTACGGAGTCAACACTGAGGCAACTCAGGCATTTAATTCAACCACAAAAACTGGGCTAGTTGGTTTGCAAGCTATTGTTGATGTGTTTAGTCAAATTAAAGATTCCGCCGCAGGAACAGAAGGCGCTTTGAAGTTGATGTCACAATTGTTTGAGAAAAGACAGGGACCAAGAATGTTTATTGCCATTGAGCAATTGGCATTGTTTGATAAGCAATTAAAAACAACTGGCTCTGCAGAAAATTCACTTGCAAACATAGCAGAAGAAGCGATTGTTAAATTTAATTCATTTAATAATACAACTCTAAAAGCTACTATTGAAAATTTCAGGGACATTGGAATTCTTGCTCGGGTTGCTGCTGGAACTGCTGGCGCAACTGTTGATGGTTACAAGGGTAAAGGGGCAGGTGGTGCGTTGTCTACTACAGATATTGAATCGGCAAAAGCAGCGCGAAAAGCCGTTGCAGTACAAGTTAGAAAAGATCGTGCAGAAGGAAAAGATACTTTTGCTGGAGTTGCGTCAGAAGCTGGAAGAGCGATGCTTATTGAATTGGCTGGTCCGATAACAGCTACTGAAATAGCTAATAATGAATTAGATATATCCCTAAAGTCTTTATCTGTTTCTGTTCAGAAGATAAAGAACAACTTTAAACTTTTTGCTGCTGAAATACTAAGAGCAGTTGCTCCTGCAATAAAATTTTTGTCGGCAAAGCTTGAGCAATTTCAAGAGTATTGGGAAGGTTTAACTCAAGCGACTAGAGACAGTATTGCTAAAGTTGTTGCTATTGTGCTTACATTTCTTGCAGTGCTGGGTCCAATTGTTATTACAATAGGTACCTTCCAAGCATCTATGGGAGTTCTAGGTAGAACATTTGCAAAAATGCTTCCTCAAATAAGAACTGCCGAAGGTGGATTGGTAGCTTTTGGTTCTACTGCTGAAGTTACTCGTCAAAAAATAGATAGACTGTATCAATCTTTAAGAAATACAGCTACTCAAAGGATTGGTGGTAGGTCACAAATGTCTTTGGTGGGTGCGGGGATAACTGAAGCAGTTATTCCAGAGGCAGGAGCGCTAACTGGTGCCGCAGCAGCAAGGCAAAAGTTTGCTTTAGGGCGAAGTGCAATTGAAAGACCTCCATCTCTTAGATCGGCTTTAAGTAATTTAGAGCCAGTAAGACAGTTAACTCCTCCACCTCAAATTTCATTTAACTCAGTTACTTCGCAATTAATAGATGATGAAAGAAGGAAAGTTGCTAAGCAGTTAGGGTTTTATAATAATACTATTGAAGATGCAATTGCTGCTATGCGTGATAAAAGCAAGGTTGCTACTTTGTCTCCTTCTGCAAAAAGAGTCTATGATCTTAGTTTACAAAAAGCTGTCCCTCAAGTTGGTGTCCCAGCTGGACCGCTTGAAAGCCAGGGGTTAAGAAAGAAAATTTTTGCTGAAATGAAAGCAAATCAGGCGACCCTTTTTGCTCAACAGCAGGCTGACGAAGTTGCTTTGCATGCGCAAAAGATGGCTGATATAAGAATAGAGAATGCTGCGCAAATGAAATCTTATAGGCAATCTGTAGCAACATCTAAGACTCAACATCTACAAGGAATTAAAACTGCAGAGAAAAGAGCAGCAATGGCTGCTAAGCAAGCAGCTTATGACAAAGCTGGTATAACTACTAGTTTAAAACAAACAATTACGAATACACCAAAAGGCACTGCTGGTCAAATGACTTTGCAGAGATCTTATAAAGGTATGGATATATCTCAAGAGACTGCTAATAAAATTGGTAGAGGCGGAATTGGGTCTCGTATTGTAAAAACTAATTTACTTGGTCAGAGAGTTGCGGAAAGAGTTCAATCTGGTGTTAGTAGTCTCAGCCCTAGTGGTGTTTATACGAAATCTATGCAAGGTGGTAAAAAAGCTGTAGCTGATTTAGCTAAAGCAAATGCTGATGCTGGATTTGGCAAAGAAGCTGGAAAAATTAAAAACGCTACTACTGCAATGAGAGGATTTATGGGTGCTACTAAGGGTGGCACTATGGCGTTGAAGCTAATGAGATTAGCTTTAATTTCAACAGGTATTGGTATTGCAATTGCTGTAATAGGTATTGCAGTTACTGTCGTTGTTAAGAATTTTGATCAATTTAAAAAATCAGGTGCTGGCGCTTTTTCAGCGTTGAAAGCTGCATTTAACATATTGAAGAATGCTTTAAAAGAAATTGCAAGACCGTTCCTTGATCTTTTTGCAATGTTTGGTAAAGGTGGTAAAGAAGGAAAAACAGCGGTGGGTGGTCTTGTTTCAGCATTCGGCGGAATTGCAAAAGCTGTTAAATTTGTCGCTGTGGTGTTCCAGAAGTTTGTAATGAATGTTGTTCAGCCTTACTTATACATGATTCTAAATATTGTAATGTTTGTTGTTTCTGTATTTACAGGTAAATGGGGTGACGCTTTTGGTTATCTGACTGCAGTTCTTGCACAAGTTGCTAAATTTGGTGTAAAAGCTTTTGCTCTTTTAGTTAAGGGCATGATTGGTCTTATTTCTCTTGGTGTAAAATTAGTTATTGGTTTTCTTACACTTATACCAAAAGCTGTTGCTAAATCATTTGGTTGGTTATCAAAACTTCCTGGTATGGGATTTTTGAGTTCTATTGGTGACGGTATTGATGGTGTAATTGATGGCTTGTATGGTTTAGTAGATGCTGGCAAGGGAGCCGCATTTGGGGCTGTGGATTCTGTCGCAGGATCTATTAGTGATTTTCTTGATAAGGGAGTCAAGAAAGGTATTAAGAAATCAGAAGGAACAGTCAAGGGCATTGGCGATGGTACAAAGGATGAGGCTGTGGCTGGTGGTGAAGCAATTGCTGACAATATGGGTGATGGTTTTGCAAAGGGTGATCTTGGCGAGGCGATGAAGAAAGAGATTGTAGATGTCCTACAGACTCTACAAGATTATGTTGCTGGTGAATTGAAGAATGCTGTAGATAAGTATGTGTCACAAGCAGAAGATGCTCTTAAGAAACAAAAAGATGCTGCCCTAAAAGTATTTGATGTCCAGATTGAAACACTTGATAAATTAGAAAAAGCACAAGAGTCTCTTACGAAGACAATGGCTTATGAGTCAGAGAAGCGTAAGCGCATTGATGAAAAGGCTCTTACTGATGAGCAGTTCCGCAGAAATTACGCCTTGGCTGTCTATGAAGGTCGGGTTGATGATGCAAGAATGATGCAACTTCAGCAGGGTGCAGACGAGAAATCGTTTAGTGAAGACATGAAATCTATTGAGACAAAGCGTGGTCAGGAGTTGGCAAAAGAAAATCTTGATGCTCTTAAGGCTGCTATTGCCGAGGCGAAGACTGCTGCTTCAGATTTCTTTGATAAGTCTATTGCTGATTTCCAAGCAGCAGCAGCTTTAGTTACTAAGTTCCCTCCTGTCACAATTGAAGATTACCAAACTCAAATTGGTTTACTACAGACGCTTACTACGGATGCAGCTCTGGCTAATGGCATAGAGTTTGGAAATATGTTTGAAGCGTTTGTTACAACAATAAATGATAAAATGCCAAACAAGGTTATTGGTGCATTTAGCACAAATCTAGGTGATCTTGTTACAGAAGCACAAACGAAGTACGGGTTGGGCGCTACTCCAGCTGATCAATCTATTATTGGTGCAACTCTTGGAATGCTTACTGGCATTGGCGATAAATTTGGGGAAAAGAAGCAAAGTGTTATTGATGCTTTTGGTTTGGTGTCCACTGGTTTAGTTGGAAATTTCACTGCTGCTAAAACAGAAATTTTGCGAATTGTTAACGAAGAGTTCCTAACTCCATTTGCAGCAGCATCAACAACATTTGTTACTGACTTTAAGAAAGTTTATGATCAAGCTATTATTGATGGCAATACAGCTATTACGGACAGTTTAAGAAGTAATGTTAAAATAAATAAAGCATTATTTGACGAATTAAAAGACAAGTTAACTGAAACAACTTTGAAGTGGGTAGGTCTTAAAGTTGCAGCAGAGCAGGCAGCGGATGCCCAGAGTAATGCTGGCGGTGTTGATGCCCCACCTACAACGCCTACTACTCCTACCACGCAGGGCGGCAGAGCTGATGCATTTGAGAATAATAATATAGCCAGAGCTGCGAGAAAACAAGCCCCGTTGACATACCAGCAATATATTACTGGTGTTGGTAGACCAGGATCAAATATAGGTAATGCTGTTGTTACAAGAGCTAAGGGTGGAATGATCCCGAGTGGATATATAAATGCCCCTACACAGCAAGGTGTCCCCGCATTACTTCATGGTGGGGAATATATTATTAATGCAAAAGCAGTTTCAAGATTAGGCATTGGTGCATTAGAAAAGCTTAATAATAATCTTATGCCAAAGTTTGCCAAGGGCGGTTATGTCCCTAGCGCACCTTCAATGTCGTTCTCTGCAGCGCTACAGGGCGGAGATTATGGAATCAGCGCTAGCGCTATGAAGAACATGGGCGCAAGAACAATGCAGAATATTAACCAATCAAGGTTTAGCGCACCTTCTGGATCACCATCTTATTCTGGTGGTGGCGCAACTAGCGTATCCACTGTAAATATTAATGTTGAAACATTTGTCGGGGAAGAGGAATGGTTTAAGTCAATGATGAAGAGTTACAATGTTAATGTTCTTCCAAAAATGAATAAAGCTGCTGGCAATGAGTCCAGAACATTTACAAGCTATAATGGTATTAACTAATGGCTGTACAGCAACCAAACATCACCCATCTTGTTGTCCTTAATGGGGAAGAGATTACTGAGCATAACCGTTTATTTACTGGGGGTATGTCCACATCGGCTGCGAATGCTGAACTTTTAAACGGGAATAGAAAAAGATTTATCAAGAATGCAAAGAATAATTATACTCTCTCTTTTACTTATCTCCCAGATAAACCATCAGAAACTATTGATGGTCGCAAGAGCAGGAATTATCTTTACGATCTCGCTAGAGCTCCATCATCAGCTACGCTATCAATTAAATTGGACCCTGATGACCCGTTCTATAATACAGTTGTTTATGTAGAATCATATTCAGAAACATTAATTAGAAGAGATATTCCCAACCAATGTGCTTATTACAATGTTGAGATTACTCTTAAAGAGAAGTAGACATGGCAGGCAATTTCTACAGCTTTAGCGATCCTCTTAATAATGGCATAGATTTTTATAATGCTGACGATAGCATACTTTTATCACTGTCTGGTAATGCTAGCATTGTAGTTAATGCAACAAAAGTAATGCCCATTTCAGCAAGCTTATCTGCTAGTGCTGATGTATCAATTGTTGCTAGAAAAATAATTTTTGCTGAGGTTAGTGTTACCGATATACTAGCGGCAGATGTTGTTGTAGCTACAACGATAAGAGAAGGCTCAGCCACTACCCTTTCTGGGTCAGTGAGTGTATCAACTTCCATTCAGAAGGTAGCATATGCCGCATCTTCAATAGCGTGTACATCTTCACTAACTTCAAGCACTAGTAAAACAGCATTCTGTAGCGCTCAACTTTCTGGGTCAGCTAACGCTTCTGCTACAACGACTGGGATTGTCTTGGTTTCTTCAGCGATCACCCCAACCTCATCTGTAACGACTAGTGCTCTCAGAATAAAAATGATTGGTTCATTAATATCAGTATTGGGTAATGTTAGAACAATCCCAAATGCCAGCACTGTTAATGTGGACATATTCCTTGCGACTATTAGAATAAATATTAACAATTTTAATAGTAGTACAACAGCAGAAATGATCAGGTTTAGTCCGAACATTACAGCCGACTCTACATTGATACGAGCCTTGCTTTTACTTGATGGCGCTCCTTTGACGAACCAGTCAAGAACATTTGATATTTCTGCAGCCCCAGTGTTTATAGAAAATGTAAATTGGGCTGGTGACTCATCTAGATATTATAAGAACGCCGCTCAATTTGGTGGGTCTAAGAGAACCTTTAATGCAAGATGGAGTTTTATCCCTAATAAAAGCGAAGAAACTGTTGATCGCAGGGAGTCTAGGAATTACTTGAAAGATAAGGCAATGGATTCAGATATCCATACTTTAACAATTGTTCGTCAAGATGAAAGTGGTTTAACTCCATATACGGAAGAAACAATTAATGTCTTTATTACTAATTTTAATGAAGATTTGATTAGAAGAGATTTGGTTAGTGGTGTATACTATTTTGGTTGCGCAATGACGCTAGAAGAGGTTTAAATGTTAACATCTGGATTATATGGAAAGGAGTTCTCTAATTCGTTTAATTCAGCTATTGCTGCACCAGCACAGAAAATAAAGCCAAAAGTTATTATTAAGTGGTTGGATAGCCGACATCTTGATAACCTAGTTGTCACAACAAATGATGCTCCCGCAAATACAGCCTACCCATCTCGGGGCTTCTTCTTCCCAGTCTCGGAAGCTTTTAACGGAATTAAAAGACAGTCATTCACTTGGGGAGTTGCTGGTGCTAAAGATATAAATGGCGATGTGATTAAGGCAGATGGTAGTTGGTATGCAATGCCATCGCTTACTACTAACGATTTGTCTAACACACAAATTGGAAGCAGCCTTGAATTTGGTTGGTGGTCAAATAGTGTAAGTAGTGCTAATACTCATGCTACATATAGTGGATATGGGTTTGCTACTGACCCATATCTTCAAGCAACCTTTACAACAAGAAAAGTAAATAAAATTAGAGTTGTAACATCTGAGTTTAATGGTCAAGTATCAACATATACTGTTGAAGCTTTTGACGGTTCATTAAATTTAGTATTTAGTGAATTGGGTGTAATACCGAATGGTAGTTACTATACGGACCATGTTCTATCAAGCGCATTGTCTACCCAGGATATTTCAAAAATTAAAGTAACAATCCATTCAACAGTATACCCAGAAGATTATGCAAGAATTCAAGAAATAGTTCCAATGTATGAAATTGACATCAGTGACTATATTATTTCGTACTCAGTAAATAGAACTCGTGATGTCCATTCTACCAGTTTACCAATCGGTGGGTCAGAAACTGCTGTTGTTGATTTAACATTAGATAACACAACGAAAGTTTTTAATCTTTTTAATACTTCATCTCTTTATGGTAAATATATGGTAAAGGATTTAGAAGTTGAGGTATATACTGGTTGGAGAATTAAGAAGCCAAGTAGTGATAATATCAATGCATCATTTTTACAGACTCAGCTTGTTAGCAATATTTCAAACACGGCTATGTCATTTACTGTTTTGGATAAGTCCAATATCCCTGCTGGCGGTGCTGGGGATGAGTTTGTTGTTGTAATTAATTATGGAACACAGTCCGAGGAAACAATTCTTTGCTCTTCAGTGAATAGTTCTGGGGTGGTAACAGTGTCACAGCGAGGGTATGGCGGAACTATTCCTAAAGCCCATAGTGCTGGGAGTATTGTCCGTTTTGATATTTATGAATATGTAAAAAATGGGACATTCTATGTTGATGAATGGTCAATAGGTACAGATATGACAGTGAGTGCTAACTTGCAAGACTGGACAAAGTTCTTGTCTGAAAGAACCATTAATTATGGTTTCTTTTTACAGAATGTTTATGCGGATGATGCCGTTCAAAATCTTTTATTAAGAGCGAACTTCCCAAAAGCAGATATTAAAAAGTTACAAAGCTATAAGCATGGGGCTCGTGAAAGAGGGGCTGTTGCATTGTATTCCTTCAATGAAGATACCGTTGATAGGAGTGGTAATAATATCATTCCAGCCTCGGGGTTGAGGGCACGATTTTGGGGGATGCCAGCAAACAAAAAAGATGTTTCTGTTAAGGATATTTTAGCAGATGCTATTGATAAAGAATTATCCCCATTGGACAAAGCTCTCGGAGAAAAGAGTTTCACATCCCCTACTATTACGGTGCTTTCTAAATCAATATCAACATCTAGTACATATGCTCTAAATTTAGATAATTACACTTTTACTGGAACTGATGGGACTGTTTATTCCGAATATTTTAATGGTGTATTTGATGGCTATTATATACCAACAGATTCTGGTTTACAACAAATCGTAATTAGAATAGCATACGGTGGAGTTAGAGTATATTTGGATGATGTTGTAATTCTTAATCGTTGGAATATCACTACAACTTCTACAAGATTTGCTTCAAGCTCAGTTAATCTTACTGCGGGTGTCCCAAGAAAGATAAGAATTGAATTTTATCATTCTTTTAATACTGGTGGAGTTGCTTCGTTTGATATTATCCTTTACAAAGCATTAGATGGTGGGTCAGATGTCTTGGTGGGTGCAAGTGAGTGCTGCACGATTGTTGCGCTGGATAGTATCGGGACGAAAGACCCGTCTAGAGTACTCACTACTGCAGATGCCAATAACCATCGGAACAATGCGATATATATTGATTCACCAAAATTAAGTCAAC